AGCGCGACCAGCGCGAAGCGCGACCAGCGCGAAGCGCGACCAGCGCGACTCGACGCGAAGCGCAAACTCGACGCCACCAAAACTTTCGCGACCAGCGAGCGCGACGACCTGCATGGAAAATTGTCCACCCTTTGCATGATGCGAGATTGCTTCTTTGTTTTTCACATTTTATGTAAAAAGTCAAGTCCACTTCATGTGCAAAAAGTTCACACATTATAGTTAGTTTGTCAAGTTTTTCTACTTCTTCGCTTCCTTGCGCTGAGTCCTTGTTGTTTCCTTGCCTCTAAGTCTTAAGGGGCGCCTGGTTTTCCATGTAGCATTTTCACCCAACGCATCTTGTTTTTACATTTTATGGAAAAAGTCAAGTTCATGCTCAAAAAGTTCTACACATTATACTAACTTTGTCAAGTTTCTTAAATTATTTGCTTCCACCTCTCGAAGCCTTTTCATTTCTTGGCTTCGAGTCTTAAAGGGTGCCTGGTTTTCCATGTGGAATCTTTTTCCCCTGGATTTTTTTTGCACGCATCACATTTTTTAGAAAAAGTCAAGTTCACATTTTGGACAAAAAGTCAAGTTTGCTTGGCTATCTCCCAATAACTTCACCTAAAACACAAATAGTGGCTAGAAAGGCTCTGTGAAGCCTTAAAAACGCATCATTTATGCTCGAAGAAGGCGAAGAAAGTGAAGAAAACTCCAAAAACTTCAAAAAGAAGAAAAAACGCTACATGGAAAATCCTTGACCCTTTACCTCGATTTCCGGTCGAGATAAACTCATGAAGTTTCGAAAAAGTCAAGAAGAAGCCAAAAAACGCAAGATTTTCGAGATTTTCGAGATTTTATTTAGTTATTTAGTTTAGTTTTCATGATTTTTGATTTCTTCTACAAAAAAAGCGTAATTTTATGCTTTTCCTCTCTTCCGGTCATTTTTCGAGATTTCTTCATTTTTCGTGTTCATGGCAAATTATCGACCCTTTATCAAAAATTATGATTTTTTACTCTTCCGGTCAAAAAACATAAAAAACACGACCCGTCAGCATTTTTGAAATCCACCCACCAATTAATGCGAAAAAGGCAAGCCGTCAGCACTTCCACGCATTAAGGGCAAGCCGTCAATTAAAAAAGGCAAGCCGTCAAAAAGGCGAGCCGTCAATCGTTTTACGCATTAAGGGCGAGCCGTCAATCAAAAAAGGCGAGCCGTCAATCCGTTAAGGGCAAGCCGTCAAAAAGGCGAGCCGTCAAACCCTAGCCGTCTGTTAAAGGCGAGCCGTCAAAAAGGCGAGCCGTCAATCCGTCAAGGGCGAGCCGAGCCGTCAGCGGTCAGCGGGCGAGCCGTCAATCCCAAGCCGTGCCGTCAAGCCGTGCCGTCAATCTCAAGCCGTGTCGGGCGAGCCGTGTTGGGCGAGCCGAGCCGTTCACCCGTTAAAAGCGAAACCCCCGCCGTTTCGGGCGGGGGAATCGGTGTTGCCTAACCGAGCGAGATTAGACGACTTTGATGAAGTCATACTGGCTGACCGACTTGGCTGCCTCGTATGCCTCTGGGAACTCGGCTTTGAGAATCTCTGCCGAGATGTTGGTGCGGGTTCTGCTCTCAATCTTGAAAGCCGATACACCACCAACAGTTGCCTCGGTGTTGCTACCGAGAGCCGAGCGGAGAATAGCCTCTGCTTGAGCCTTCATCTCGTCTGCCTGCTTGGTGAGAGCCTTGGCGTCTGCGAACTGCTTTAGGGCTGAACGAACTTCGGCGTTGAACCCTACTTCGATTTTGTCTGACATGATTTCCTTCTGTCGTGGTTTGATTTGGTTTCTGTATTCAGTTGTTATTTAGTTGTGTTCCAATTGTAAAGGACACCTCTGACATTTGTCAAGCGATTTCCAAAACTTTTTTTGGATTTTTTTGAAGGGGAAACGCCCCAGATTTTGAGGCGTTCCCCTTGAGGTTTTTAGTCCTCGTCGTCGTAGCACTCCTTGCAGGAGTATCCACGCTCGACCAAGCGAATTGCGTTTCGAGCAAAGTTTCCGCAGAAAGCACATACTTTGATGTGTCCTTTGTCTACGCACTCGTAGTCGCACTCTTGAGCGCAAGTTGGCATTTTTCATCACCCCCGGTGATAGTAGTAGTTTGGTTTCACTATTCACTTTTTATTTGGTTATGCGTCAATTGTAAGCGTTAGGTCTGACATTTGTCAAGTCGAAACGCCTAAAATCTTAACAAACTTTTCGGCGATTTTTTGTAGGTTTCCTACGACTTGGTTTGCTCGTCAAAAGATAGGGCGAACAGTTCCTCAAGTTCGGCAATCTCGACATTATCGTTTGCTTTTTTGAATACCTTAAAAGCATTGCTGACTTTTTCGATTTGGTTGCGAACATCTGCCGGGATTTCAAATCCTCTTTTCTCGGCTTTCCTAATTGCGTTTTTTCCGAGAGCGTCGAACCCACCAAGAAGTCCTAAGATTTCGTCAATGGTTTCGAGTGGCAGTTCAATTTTGCGTTTTGGCATTTTTGTCCTTCTGTCATTTAGTTTGGTTTCTGTATTCAGTTGTGTTCCAATAGTAAACGACACCTACGACATTTGTCAAGCATTTCAGCAATTTTATTTTTCGTGTCGCCAATCCCCGGCTCGACGCAGATTTCTAAAGGGTCGCTGGTTTTCCACGTAAATCCCGCGAGCGCGAAGCGAAGCGCGATGCTACATGGAAAATCCCCTACCCTTAGCCGCCAGCCTGTTCCTCGATTTTAGGCAGGGCAAAAGAAAACGCCCCACCATTTCCGGTGAGGCGCATCTTTTTTAATTAGTTTGCGAGCGCATACTGTGTTTCGTGATTTGCGTCACACTCAGGGCAAGTCCACGAAACTAAATCTTCATCGCCGATTCGCTCAGTAAAGATTTTTGACTCAGGCACGACTCCAGCAAAGTGGTCGCCACAGGTTCCGATTAGTTTGATTTTATTCTCCTTTGTAGTTTTGTTTGGTTGAGCAGTTTTAGGACTTACTCAGGTCGCAGGGTTGCTAGCCTAGTCGCCAGCATGAATCGCAGTATCCACTTTCTGCTTTCTGAACTCTGATGTTGTCCCCAACAAGTTCGTTGTCGCAGTGTGAAGCCAAGCAAGTGAGAACACAAACTTTGCTACTGATAGTAATCACCCCCCGGTGATGTCTAGGTGTTGCTTTGGCGATAACGCTAGATTTGTGCGCTATCTGTTAAGTTGTAGTTTTATTATACATACCCCCTACGACATTTAATGCCACGACACGCCGAAAATCTATAATAAATTATCACAGATTGATAACGAAGAAAATTTTTATCGAGCATACTTTTTTAGAAAAGTCAAGTTTATTTGCAAGATTTATTGTAACGAAAAGATAACGAAGAAAAAAGCGTAAGCATCAAAGTTCGTTGATGCAAAATGAAAACTTCGAGTCTAAAAAATTGATGCTAAGTAAGGGTTGCCCTTTTTCCATGTAAGCGTCGAGCGCATGGAAAATTGGCTACCCTTGCCAATTAATCCGGGCAAAAAGAAAACGCCCTCGAAGATTAGTTCCAATCTTGGAGAGCGTTTCTCTTTTGAGCATCTCTGGTTCTGTTGCGTTTGGTTCTTTGGTCTTGCTGAACTCCAAATGCACTTCCCCTGTGGATTTCTCGCAGGATAACTTCGAGTGCAGATGCTTCAGCATTTCGCCTTGCCTGATTTACTCTATTTAGTTTTGGTTTTGATTTTTTGTTTTTGGGCATCTTTACACCTCTTTCCGTTAGGTAATTATTATAGCAGGTATCTACGACATTGTAAAGCGTATCCGTCAAGCATCTTGGGCGTATAAGGGCGAGCCTGAAAAGGCGAGCCGTTAGCGACCCGTCAAGCACACATAAGGGGCTTGCCGTTAAAGGGGGAGCCCCCTAACCGTTGGGGGGAACAGTTAGGGGGCGTGCCGTCAGGAAACCAAACAAAAAGAAACTGACGGCGGTGGTTAGGCGTGCCGTTGGGGGAACACACGCCTAACCGTATGGTCGGTGGCTAATCTAAAAGACTAGAGCCGTGCCATACACTCAGTATAGCGGTTGGCTATACCGAAGTCAAGTTAGAAGTTCTCGTTCACCCAATCGAGGAGTTCCTCGTAGGGCGTGCCGTTCATTACCATCTTGAATAGTTCGTCGCTTTCCGACAGCAACTCAACCGATACCGTTGATGCGTCGGATAGTCGATAAAGAATTAGTGATGCTTTGTCTGTCATCTTTTTTCCTTCTACTTTCATACTGCGGTCAATTCTGGTTCAACACTTTCGTAAGTGTGAACCGTGCTTAGTTGAATACGGTGTCCCGCCTCAATGATAATTTGATGAAGCGGAACTTGGATAGCGTTGGCTATGGAAGCCAACACCTCTGATGATAGTTCCTTTTGACCACGCTCAACCTCGCTGAGGTAGCCAAGAGAAACATCAGCCTTGGTGGATAGTTTCCTAAGTGTCCAGCCTTTGTCGAGGCGGAGTTCTTTCAGAACATCTCCTAGTGCAACTCGGAACTTCATTATAGCCACGCCCCATTTGGCTCGCCATCACCAATAGGAAGTTCCTTACCATACTTGGTAAAAAGTTCCTTAGCGAAGTCGATAGCCTCGTCGAGAGAGTGGATTGGCTCTGAGTAGTATTCTGGGTCAAGTGAGTCATAGACCTCGAACCAAGAGTTGTTCACCCAAGAAAATACTTCTTCGCCTTTGGCAGACCACTCCGCGAGCGCGTCATCATTTGCAATGCCGAACTCCTCGAGGTCGTCTGTGTAGCGAATAGTGTGCTGAACTCCATTAGCGTCTGTTGCGTGGATACGCATCTCGCCATTACGAACTACATAGAAACGAGGGCTAGGTAAGTAGTCCCATACTGTTTCTACGCCAGCCTCGTTTGTGTAGAACGCTGAGTCCTGTGGTGTCTTTGTCATAGTTGTCATTTTGTCTTTCTTGTTTGGTTGTTGCGTTTACTTATAGTAGAAGTTTATACAACTTCTGCTGGTTTGTCAAGTTCTTCCTGACTAACAGGGTCAGAATCTTTTGGAGTTTCTACCTCTGCCATGTCCACAGCAGTAATCTCGGCAACCAGCAAGCCGGGGTATTTGTCCTCTGGGTGCATGGACTCATAGCCAATTATGGCTCGTTCGTTGTTGTTCAACAAAAACGATAGAGCGTCTTGCGCTAGTCGTTCTGCCATCGCTGGACTATCTGTATCTATGTATGTGTTGAGTTCAACACTAACTTTGTATTTGGGCATTTCTACCTGCTTTCTTTGTTTTCTATTTTACACCTTCCAATTTAGTTGTTTCTAACTTGATGTATTTATTGTATAACTAATCCCGACATTTGTCAAGCCTTTTTCGTAAGTATTTAACTTACATGGAAAATCGGCGACCCTTCAAAAATCGGCACGAAGAAAGGCTGACTCTTTCGAGCCAGCCTAACTTCTTACGCTGAGTTTCGTTCTTTGTCTATTCGCTGTGCGATTTCGAGTCGCTCGAAGTCGCTTGCGTTTTCCACTTCTTCGAAGTCCTCTTTTGTCCAGCGAGAAGTGTCAAACTTGACTACTTCCCAAGCGCCAAACGAGCCATCATCTGCGACCCAAATGTGAGAATTAGCCATTAGTCCATACCCACAATCTGACCCTTTAGAAAGTCGTTTGCTCTCTCGGTAAAATCGTGTGGCGTGTTGGCGAAGAACTTGTCTTGTCCTACTGCGTAGTGAAGAACAGAAAGTCGAGCCATAGCCAGACCTAAGTCGGCGAAGACCTCTTTCCACTCGTTCACCATGCCATCGTTCCAAGCCAAGACATAGTTGCTGTCCTGCTTGTAGACATAGGCTTGACCAACATGGTTGCCAATCTTGTCAGCAAGCGCAATGCTTACCAACTCTACTTTTGATGTGTCAATGTTCATTAGTTGCTCTCCTCTCGGCACTCTTCGTAGCACTCCTTGCAGAACCCTTCTGCAAAGATGTTGTTTCTGTCTGGCGACTCGCATACTTCGCAAGCGCAGACAACTTCTTCAATCTCGTTGTCGAAGTCCAATAGAACCTCGAAACAATCGTTGCACTCGATAGCGACGTTCTCGTCGTAGTAAGTGTGAATCTTGATGTCGTGTCCCTTGTGGGCTAGTAGTTCGGTGTAGTTCTGAACTGACATTTTTTGTTTTTCTCCTTCCAAAGAAAACTGATGTTTATAGTATAAGCGTAGTGCCTGACATTTGTCAAGCACCACGCCCACCTATTTTTAGTATTCGGCTCTGGTGATTTCTGAGCCTAGTTCTTCGGCTAGTTTGTAGATGTCGCCCAAGTTGATTACCCTCTTCTCACCTTTGTTGTTGTAAGCCTCAGCCCAACCATTGATGTAGCGTAGTTTCTCTGCGCCAGCGCCCATAATGATTGCGACTTGGTTATCAACTAGGTTTCGCTTGAAGATACCTGCCCAATCCAACTCGACTGCCTCGAAGTTGTCTTGGTCATAGAACTCGAAGAAAGCACCTGTCTGCTCCATGTCTGCGAACAGTGCAACTTGATTCAAGTCGCTCAATCCACCTTGAACATCTAGACCTGAGCCTTTTAGTTCTGCTTTGAAAGCGTCTACATCTTTTACGATAAAGTAGTTGCTTCTTGCTGATTCGTAGTAATTTGCCATGTTGTTGTTTGTTCTCCTTCCAAAGAACTTTGTGTAGGTTTATTGTATAACTAGGGTCTGACATTTGTCAAGACTATTTATGGGCGTGTCGATTCAAGTTCGTAGCCCTTGTCCAACTTCTGATACATAGTGTCAGTAGCGAAACGAGAAGCCTCGAAATCGTTAGCGAAGAATCTGCGCTTCGTTTGGTAGAACACAGGTGCTACCTCTGCACGACCCCACTTGACGACGACCACGCTACCTTCGACTTCAATAATGTATTTCTTCTTGTAGCCCCATTGTCCTCGCTCGCCTTGCGACTTGCTGAGTAGAACTATTCTTTGTCTGGTTTCCATTTATCTCAACTCCTTATTTGATGATGTAAAGATTGTAAACCCTACCTCTGACATTTGTCAAGTTCTTCAGCAAAAACTTTCTTACGCTTTTTGAGTTGATGCGTGCAAAAACGATTACATGGAAAATTGGCGACCCTTTCACGCGAGCAAAGGATACCCTTTTTTCCATGTAGCCCTCGCGAAAAAAGAAAACCACCCACGCGTGATGCGTGAGTGGTTTCCCTGAGATTAGGCTACAACTTTGCGCCTTTGACCCCAACCATAATCTGTCTGCTCGTAAGTCACTTCGTAGATTTTTTCGAAGGCATCTCGAACTTTGCCAGAAATGTTGTCGTAGGTTTTATTGGCAATTTGATACAACTCAGACTCGCCTGAAATTCCGGGGATTGAATTGTCCTGAGTGTAATCTCCAAGAATTACTACCCTATCGCCAACCCAACGACCTGAAATTGCAGTCATTGGGAAATCTCCACCGCCAGATTCTGGACTCGTCATAACGAGAACATACATCGCGTCAGAGAGCGACCCGTTGAACGCTCCGTTGTGCTCATACTGCTTGAGTCCCAAGCCGATGTCGTGCGGGTGCACAATCTCCTGCTTGTCTAGATTTACTAAGATGTGGTACTGACCCATCCGTCTCTCCTTCTATAAGGGCAAGCCGTGCGCTTGCCGATGTATCAATTATGGCATACCGCTATGACATTTGTCAAGCGAGAAAAAGGGCGAGCCGTTATAGACTCGCCCCTTCGCTTTTACGCTCGCCGTGAGCCAACCTTCTCCAATGCGCTGGCCGCAGCCTTGCCGATGATGGTCGCTGCCGTGGTCGGGTTACCGTCCTCGATGCAGACCACCTGAGCGTTGGTTCCCTCAGTGGTTCGCCGTGCGCTGTTGCCACCGTCGAAGGTTAGCCACAAGACAGCCACGCCCTTACGGTCGCACTCCTTGAGCCACTTCTTAGCCATCGGTCGCTCCTCGCTCGCGTAGTATCCGTCAGATACCACGACAAGCAATCTCGCGCCGTCACCGTGTAGCAAGTTCATACCGCCATCAAGAGCCTTGAACGCCTTGCTGAACTTCTCGGTTCCGTCTGTTGCCGAATACACCTTGACATCGTTCAAACGCTGTCCCGGCTTTAGAGTAGCGAACGCATCGTTACCGTAGTAAACCATCGCGCACTTGCCCTGAACTCGGTGAACAGCCTCAGACATAACCCACGCTGTGATAGCCATTGGGTTCATCGCCTTTTTCATAGACGCTGAGATGTCAACCATGATTCCAACGTTGAGCGTTGGGTCGTCAGTGTGCTTGCGCTTGGTCTGACGCCATGCTGGTGCCTGCTGGCTCACGCCCTTAGACTTCAGAGCCTGACCCTGAACGAGTGCGCGAGTGCGTAGACGTCCCGGTGGCAAGATGCTCTGAACTTCAGTCTGAGAACGCTCACGATACTTTGCCTTCGCGAGCAAGCGAGAAACCTGAACTGCTGCTACTCGCTCTGCGCTCTTAGGTGCGCGAGTCTCGATAAGCCTCGACTTGGTTTTACCATTGTTGTCGTCGCCATCGCCACCCATGCTGTTGTTGAACACAGAATCGAAAACGGCTTTGTGGTTCTTTTTGGTCTGAGCCTCTGACTCTCTTTCAGCCAACTGCTCTTTCCACTCCTCTTCGACAATAGCGTCGTCGATGTCCATCTGGTTAGAGATGTTTACGCTGTCGCGCATCTCTTGGATTGCATCCTTGATGTCCTCAAGAATCTTTCCAAGACCACCTTCGCCACCTTCGCCATCGCTAGGCTGACCCGGCTGACCTGAGTCAGTTGGACCAGGGGTTCCTGTGCCAGTGCCAGTTGGACCGGGGGTTCCTGCGCCACTTGGACCCGGAGTTCCACCTTGTGGTTTCTCTCCTTGACCTTCGTCGCCAGTCTCACCCTTCTCTACTTTGATGTCGTCGAGAATCTGGTTCCACTCTTTAGCCAAAGCGTAAAGTGGTTCCGCGAGCGCGTGCTGGTCGTGCGCTTGGAAACGCAACCACACAGAACGCAAACGCTCGATGTTGTCGACTCCCAAGATTGCCTCAAGAATTGGAACGATTGGTTCGATGTCGCTCATTTCCAAAACGCCAGCGTCAACGCGAGCGAGAGTTAGAGCAGCCATGAACGCAGCACCATCGACGCTTGAGAGTTTGTCCTCGTATGAATCGATGTCGCCAATTACGATTTCCATCGCGCAGGCGCGTAGCATTACTTGATTGTTTGGCATTACGCGAACGCCCCAAGACTCGATGCGACCCTCTTCAAGAGTGTGTAGAGCCTTGCAGTCGCGAGGTGACAAGTCTGCCATCGCGTTGACCAAAGACCAACGAGTAAAGCGAGCGTGTAGTGCCTCGTGGAAAATTGCGCCTGATGCCATCGCAAACTCAAGTTGAGTCTTGCGCTTGCTTAGGTCGCCAATCTCTGCTGGTGCGTATCCAAAGAAAGCGCACTCAGTGTCAATTTCAATTTCCGCGCTCGCGGGATTGAACGCAGCAGGTGCGCCAATTGTGGTCTTGCCTAGATTTACTACTAGGTCCTCGCGTAGCGCCCAAGCGTTGACAATGTTGCCAATCTGTGCGCCAACGCCTAGCCACTCAACTGGAGTAGCAGAACGAACCTTTAGGTCGTTTGAAAAGTGAGCCATTTTTGTGTCCTTCCGAGACTTTGATTTGTTAGGTAAATTATGACATAGGGCTATGACATTTGTCAAGCGTGTCGTGGAAAAGTTTTAGGGGGCGAGAGTGGGGCAGGATGGGGGTCAACTGCCCCACTCTCTTTTTAGCCAAAATCTGGAAGGAGTTAGATTTTGGCTGGCTTTACTTCGATGCCAAACACGCGACTGAAAACGTCGGCGACGATTGGTCTATCGATTTCTGGTGCTGTCGCTACTAAGTTCGCAACAGCCCACTCAGTTCCAAATGCCTTAGCGACATCGCGGAAGTAGAGCAACTCGCGCATCTGTGGAGCCCACGAAATCTCGTCGCTCGCTTGTTTCTTAGCGAGGTTCTGAGCGCAGGTTACAGCCTGAACAGGAACACCCATCTTGCGAGCGAGAGACCAGTCAGTAGTCATTTCTACCTGAACGCCAAAGCGCGAAAGTAGAGCCTCTGACAAGTTCACGCCCGGAGCATTTGGGTTAGTCGCGGCGACGACAAAGAATCCATCTTTCGCCTTGACAGTTCCACGCTCTGGGTTAGCAGTGACTCGGAGTTCCTTGCGACCATCCATGAGACCATAGACGATTGAAAGAACTTTAGGGTCAATCAAACCAACCTCGTCGATAAGTAGGACCTTGCCCTCTTCTGCTGCCTTCACAAGTGGACCATCGACCCACTCGAAACCACCAGCCAAAGTTTGGACATAGCCACCCACCAAGTCAGAAACTTCGGTGTCGCCTGAACCCAACACAGTGTAAAGGTCGTCTCCAAAAGCAGCCTCGACTAGAGCAGTCTTGCCACAACCGGGTGCGCCATAGAACATCGTGTAGAACAACATAGCGCGACTCTGACGTAGTGCCTCAACGTCGCTGTGGTTGCCCCACTTGCGTGAGTAGTATGGGTCGCCATTAGGTCGAGCGTACGACTTCTCGCCAGCCAAATCCTCCACAGCGATTACCTCCTGCTTTGCTGCTGATGCAACTGCGCCACCACGATTACGCATAACAGCGCGACCCACTCTGTCGTTGTAGTGAACGTCAAGTGGTAGTGCCATGTCTGCGTTGATGCCCTGACCCAAAACCCCAACTAGGGCTTTTGGCACGTCAGGTGCAAAACGAGATTGCTCGTTTATTCTATCTATCTTAACAGTAGTCATAATTGTTTATCTCCTTCGCTTAGACTGCTGGTACTGCTGGTGATGTAGCAGGCGCTGCTACTGCGTTGTGAAGTGACTCTCCCCATCCACTAGCCTCGCGACTACGTAGGATGCGACGAATCAAATCGTTTGGAGTCTTTGCTGTTTTAGCAGTCTCGATGTCTTTGTATGAAAACTCGACAGCGAGCATGCCAAACAGGGTCCAACCCTTGTGGAACAGTGAGTCAAAAGTTGTGCTCAATCCAAGTGAATCGTAGATGCGAGCGACCTTTATCTCGGCGTCGTCAAATGACAACTGTGAAAAGCGACCATCAGGGTCTCGCGTCAAAGTGGTTCGACCTGAAGTGAATCCCCAGTTGCGACGAGGGTGCCACGAAGAGGTTCTGCGTGACATAGTCATTGCTGAGTGAACTGTGTCACCAGACAATTCGATTGTCTCTGGCATGATTATCATCTGGTAGGTGTAATCGTTTTTGCGGAACTCTAGGTAAAGTGCTTTACCTGCGGCATCCTTTTCGGTTTTTACGTTCATTTTGGTTCTCCTTCCGAACGCTAGTGGTTTGGTTTTTTGTTACTTAGAAATTATGACATAGTGGTCTGACATTTGTCAAGCGTGTCGCGAATCTTTTTTTAGATTTCGATGTCACGCTCTAGAGACTTGACTTCCCTTGAGAAGAAAAAGTCCGCGAGCGCCTCGCTCTCTCCACACTTTGAGCAAATCTCGGTCTTGTTATCCTTGCGAGAGATAGCGCCCATGTAGGCACCGGGGTTCTCGTTGCTTGGGATGAATCCATTGCACGATGGGCAGATGGGTCCGAACTTGTCCCAGATACGAGCCTCTGTTGGGATGTGGTCGTTGCAGTAGTAGTCTGCCCAGTCTCCTGAGTAGGGTAGTCCTGCGTAGACGTTAGCGACTTTCCCACACTCTGACTTAGAGCAGGGGCGTAGCGTTGGTGGTAAGTTTGCCATTTTTATTCTCCTTCTTTTGGCATTGGGTGAAACTTGTTAATCCAAGTGATTAGGTTGGTGACGTAGAGTTCGCTCAAGCCACCATTGACTCGAACCATTCCCTTGATACCAAGCGAATTGATAATTGCCAATCCTTTGGTGTCGCGCTCCATGATTAGTTTGGTGAGTTCTGCGATTTGCGCCTCAGTTGCTGGTGCTAGTTTTGCCATTTTTTATTCTCCTTCTTTTGGCATACCTAAGTAAAACAGGTTTTGTTTGGTTTGTCAAGTCTATTTCAAAAGAATTTTTAATCTTCTTCTTGGCAACCAAAACACTCTGGCGATGGAACGTATCCAACGTTGATTGAATAGATAACTTCGCACTCGCAAGATTTCTCGCTCATTAGTTTTCGTCCTCCTCGAAATAGTCTTCGTCCTCAACCTGCTCGATTCTTTCCTCGAATACGCAGACTGAATACTTTTGGTTGATGCGCTGAACTTCTTCCCAAAGGAACTTCTCGAGTTCCTGCTGGTCGCAAATGTAATCGCGCATCTTCCAGTCGTTCGTGTAGTGAATCGCTGGAGTGGTTTGCTCGACGCGCCACTCGCTGTGGGTTCCGAGTTGACCAGTTGCAGTGATGCTCCAATCGCCAAAGTCAATCGTGGCTGTGGTGATGGTGATGTCTTTCATCTTGGTTGTCATTTTTCTCCTTCCGAGAAAATTTGTTGATGGTTAGATTATGAGTGCTGCCACTGACATTGGCTTAGAAGTCGAACATTTCTGGGTTCTCGCGATACATCTCCAAGAACTTTTCTTTCTTCTCTTCTTCACTCAGGTGCGCGTAAGGGCTGTTCTCGTCTCCTCGAACTTGGTTCATCTCTAACGCGCTCTCGACTGCGAGGCAATCTGTGCAGAGAATGTAAAGACCATTCTCGTTCCAGCAATTGTCAAACTTTCCGCAATCGACGCACTGCTTGGTCTCAACAGGGTCGCAGATGTGAACTATGTCATCGTTCTCGATGCCATAGAAAACCTCAGTCCACCAGTCGAGCCAGTCTTCTTCTGTAAATGTAATGAATTTGTCCATACCAAAAAGTGTATGGGTAGCCACTGACATTTCAAGTGGTCTTCTGTTTCGCTCAAAGCGAACGCAAGGGTCGCTCATTTTCCACGTAGGAAACTGAGGGGTCTACATGGAAAATTGGGGACCCTTTATAAAATTGGCTCAGCGCAAGTAGCGCAAACAATCCACTCTTCTTCGTCGTCTAAGCAAACAACGAAAGGGACGAACTTCGAGTCAGGAACTGACGCGACTTCTTCGAAGCATTGCTCGCAAGACTCGACCTCAGCCAAACTGAAACCAGCATGGTTCAGCGCATCTTGGTCTTCAGCGTTTTCTACTAAGTGAACTTCTATGTGTCTCATCATGAGTTTTATCATAAAACAAATCACGATGAGTGATTTTGACGTTTACGTGGAAAATCAGAGACCCTTGTTCGATGCTCTCCATACACTGGGTGAGTGGTTCTCTTCGACGTCCCGTTTGATATCCGTCGACTCGTATAGACGCACAATGTGGACGCAAGGGTCTCCTTGGTCGAACTCTGCTTCTTCGCTAGCCGTCATAGGCACGCCGTCGTGTGTAAAGCACACCGCTGGCCCAACCCATCCGTTGTCGTATCCCATCTTCAGCCATGCATCAAAGTCCATCAGGCTCGCCGTCTTTCTCTAATCGAAGTGTCACCCGTAGGTTATCACGTAGCACCGTTGGGTTTTTGAGCAACCACTCTATGGCGAGCCGTTCAGCATCGACCCGTCGCATCTTACCGACGTATCCCGCAGGCCTGTCGATGTCGACGGGCAGGCTTAGGCGGACCCGTGTCCGTATCGTTTTAGTGTTTAGTCGCATGCCGTTAGTCTAACGCGCTCGCCGTTGAGAGGCAACGCGCTCGCGGACTCGACCGGTCTGAAGCGTAAGAAAACGCTAGCCGTTATGCTCTAGATGAGAAGCCCGCCTGTTTACTGGGCTGTAGCGCGAACCGTATCAAATTTTGGTCTACGCTGGCGGTAGCCATCGTAGACTCGATTTTTTCGTTTGTCAAGTAAAAACGCAGAAAAATCTCCGTCCGTTATCGTTTCGTTATCTTCGCGACTTACATGGAAAAACAGGCACCCTTTGGCGTGCCGTTTGTTCGCTCTGGGCGAACACGCTCCAACAAAATAAAAACCCCCTAGCCCGAAGGCTAAGGGGTTTAGATTTTGTGGCTTAGGCGTTGACCTTGGCTAGCGCCACCTTGAGTGCGCCTGCGTAAATCTTGCCTTCGAACTCAGAGTGGAAGGTCGACGCCTGCGATGCAACGTGTGCGTTCATCTCGCCGCTCAAACGGCAGAGTTGCACTTGGTTAGCCAAGAAGCCGATGCGAACGTCAGTGAGGTCGAGCGATGACGCGATTTCAGAAATCATGTCCCACGTAACTTCGTTGCGCCAAGAGTTCATTCTGAACTTCACAAGTTTTAGCGCCTCTGCGTTGATGGTCTTTATGAGAGCCCACTCGACAGGAGTTGCCTGACCCTGAGGGATTAGTTCGTAGAAAATTACTGGATTTTTCATTTTTGTTTGGTTCCATTTCTGCCCAAGATTTTTGGGCTCGAGAAAAGTATAATAGTTTGGACTGACATTGTCAAGTTCATTCGCAACGTGTTTTGCGATGCGGCTGGAAAAGCATAAGCCTTATGTTATTGACGTCGCCCCCTCGCCACCTGGAGGGAAACCTGGAGGGACTATCGCATAAGGATTTTATGCGCTAACCCCAATGTCAGAGGCTGCGACTAAGATTCGCGGGCTCGAAAGAGCCCTGTTTTTTCCGCGAGCGCGTTCAGACTTTTGAAGTCTGGAACCCCTGTCGCGAAAGATGGCGCATAGCCAATGAGCCTTTGGAACTTCGCGAAAGCGAGTTGGGTCCTTTTGTCAAAGTGTCCCCTTGGTAATCCACGAACTCCAGTTGCCAGGTTCAAAGCGAGTTGGATGACCTCGACGTTCTTATGCTTTATCCCAGGCTTTACCTGGGCGGGAACTACTTCGGGCACCGTTGATGGAATCTCCTTAGGAGATACCGTTACGAAACGCGGACGTCCATATCCGATGACTTCGCTTTGGTGGCGCACGCGTTTATATACACCGTCAGCATTTTGTATCCCCCTAGGCAGGCCAGAAGCGGTCATTGCTTCGACCGTTTCGAACGTTCCGTCTATGGCGTGCCGTGATGCGTCCGTTACTATAGCAACGTGTGGCGAGCCGAAATCCATAACGTTAGACGTTATTAAGAACACCACGTCCCCTCGCCGTGGTCTTACATGGAAAAACCCCGACCCTATGTATTCCGCGAGCGCGACCGTTGGAATTATGTGGGCGGGTAAGGACAGGCCAGTCTCGCGGGCGACAACGTCAATAAAGGCACCGTCCCAAGGCAAGCCGTTCATACCTAACCGCTCGCCGAACACGTTGGTTCTATCCGCGCTCGCGGTGTAACCGACGTAACTCTCAGCCGTCGAGACGAACCGTTCCCGTAGTTCCGTCCTGCTGGTCATCTGACTCTCCCGTGGAATTCATAAGGTTTAGGTAGTGAAGAAGGTTCACCGCTTCTTGAGCGCGAGCCGTTACCCGCACGTGTTCAATCCTAGTGGACGCAAGCCGAACGTCGTCGGCTAGCCGTTCGGCGTGCTCGGACGCTAATTCAATTATTTCATTTAGCGTCATCTTCTACAACCTCTGCGTCCGTAATGTTTTGTTCGGCTTCTGCTTCTACAATAATAGTTTGTTCTTTGGCGTCTTCTAACCGTCTGGTCGCTTCTATCGCGCTAGTTGATAAACGTTGTAAACGTTCGGCAATGATATTGGCAGCAGGACGAACGTCAATGGTGACGTCGGTATTGATATCAAACCCAGCACGCACGCCAGCGCGGTCAAGGATTTCGGTGGCAGCCTTGAGTTTGACTGGCTCGGACTCCGCGCCCTGCATCAACTCTTCGAGAATGTCGACGGCAGTAGGGGCTGCTTGGGTGAGGCGGGAACGAGCGCGTTCTACTGAGTCGGTTGGTTTATTACGTAAGGAACCTAAGTGAACTCGACAAAAACCATCATCTGATGGACGTCCTCCAGTCCATAACTGGCAACGTATGCCGTCGTCCTTTATTGCTTTACAGCGCGTCGGCAAAGGGGTAGGCTTTTTTCCATGTAAAAGATTTGGGTTCAGTTCCAACTCGCGTTGTTGCTTAGCCCAAACTTTAGTCGCGCCGAGAACCCAAGGCGGAACGATTGCGTCCGCTGCTTCTTCAGCAAGAAGGTCATAGCCATTTATATAATCAGAGTTTTTATTCTTAGGGTCCTCGAGAATTACAACTTTTTCTTCCAAAGACAACAGACGTTGTTGAGATTGCATCTCTTGGGAAAGGGCTTGGATAAGACCGGTCGGGACGCCGTTTATAGCATAAACAGGAAGCCAATTAAGTTTTGCTCGACGCAAGGCTTGGCGGTTCTCGAAGGTGTCTTCACAAATTCCGCGGTCGGTTTCTTCGATACCAAATTGAGCAAGGTCTGGACGTAGGTTTGTCGGTGTGTCAATTTGGACTTCAGGCTTTTCGGCTTCAGGTGCCGAGAAAAGTTTATCAGGTACGTCTGACATTTGCGCCGTCCTTTAAAGAGTCGAGCGGGAAGTGTGGGGAGAGACTGCTTCCCGCCCGACCCGAATGTTTGCTAACTAATAGCAGACTGAGGGTGTCTCTTCCCTCAGGCTGTTTTATACAACCTGACGCTTATCACTATACGACAAGTTTTATGAAACGACGAAACGAAAAAATGCGCGAGAAGGGGGTCGCGCGGGCATTTCCCATTTAGAAAGGTAAAAAAATCCCCTAGAAATCAAGGAAGTCGAAATCTAGGGGAAGTTTTTTGAAAGTGATTTGAAATTACTCTGTTGCTCGTTCTTTTTTGGTGCCTCCACCAGTTGGCTTTTTCTTAGCAACTGGTTTGCCAGAGGCTTTTTTCACACCGTCGGTGGTTCTAATTTTGATGCTACTTTGTTTGCAAGCGCAATCTTCACCGCAGTCCTGAGCATCGGTAAATTCCTTGATGCGCTTAGGGTCGTCGTTCTTGTAGACGAGTTTCTTCTCGTTGTCAGTGACCCATCTGCCTTTGCTATCTCTAGCAATTTGTTCGATGTAGATATCAGTGCGACGAGACTTCTCGAAGCGGACTTTGTTTAGAAACTCTGTTAGCCATTTCTTCATTTGATAATTCCTTCTTTGGATAGGGTTGGATTTTATATCTTAGTTTGTTTAGCAGGTCTTGTTTTCTTTGCTTCAGGGAAGTATTGAAATAAACATATCGATGCTTGCGGGGGCGCTCATGTCTTTCGAGCCTATCCCCGAAAAAAGCCTTTGCCCCATTTACTCCGCCGTGCTCGTCAAAGATGTGGCGCGAGTGAGTTCCAGATTTTCCATCCAATCTCCACTCAACGTGTCGGTCGGACATCCCTGTGTAAATCCAGTTGGTCGCTTGGTAGACAATGCCAATGTGTCCAGCGTCTATTTCTGCGTAAGAAACGATTATATCTTTTTCCTTAGGCAAAAGTCTTAGGCTTCGACCAATCAGAAACGACTCTGTGTTTTTTGGAGTTCCGTCCGCAATCCATAATCGAGTAAGTTCTAAAACTTGATTAGATTCATCTGGACCACAGACTCCAACGCATAAAGAATTGCTGGCTGGCTTTCCGTAAATTACGCAACCAATCATTTCTTCGCCATCAAACAATCCGTAGGCGAACATAGTTGACGCTCGTCTATGGAGATAATGATTTTCGACAACCATCTTGGTTGCTTCTTGAGAAGAGATTTGTTTTATTGTATAACTAATCACGGGTCATAAATCTTGGTCCGTGCTGATAGGTCAGCGGTCGGTTTGGAAAAAACAAACGCCTAACTAGATTCTTCAGTCTGTCCATAACTAACTCCTTTCTAGAGAGTTTCATTGTAAACAAAACTGAGAGAAAATACAAATCTGGCTGGGTGTGTCGTATTATATTGTTTCATCCGTCAGCGTGCTAGAGATTGCCCACTTCCAAAAGAACACAAGTAAATCTTCTTCGCTAAGTTTTTCGAACTCTGCCCAACGCTCTGGATTGATAAGGCAGTTCTGAATAGCAAGGGACATATCCTTGACGAAATTTTCTTTGTCTTCGATATCAGACAGCGCGAACTTTTGGCGCTCTTCTGGTAATTCAGTGAAAGATATAATTTCCAGTTCTTCGATATCTTTGAAAGATACTTTCATTACATTTATGCCATCTATCATTTCAGTTTTCTTCTTTCTGTTTTGGATGGCAGATACTACAAGCACATAGCCAAACTTTTTCGTAATACTCAATCTTTGGGTTACAGGATTCGTGTTGTCCAGTCATACACCAACCGCAGGGGTTAGACGACATAGACCGTTTCCTTGTGGTGATTGACTTTGACTAGCGGGTCAATCCAAATCTTGTAGCCAGCACCAGTCGCGTTGTAGCACCACGAATAGTCTTCTCCAACATTAGTCAAGAATTCGTGTTCTGGCCACTTTATTTTCTTGATACCAAACCAAGGTCTTGGGATGCTTTCGAAGACGCCCTGCTTCATCGCGACAAATCCAAAACCAACTCCACCCACTTCGACAGGTTCATCAAACAGTAGGAACTCGACCTTGTTGACCTTGGTAGGTCTGCCTTCATTGTCTGGATAATTACAAGCAACCGTTCCGTAGACATCCGTTTGGTAAAGTCCGCTAACAATGTCTAGGTCGCTCTCAAAGATTTTGGCAAAGTCTTCAGTGTCCCAAGAGATATCTGAATCAATCCAAAAGATTTTGTCGTAAGTGAATTTGCCACTGCCGACTTCGTTAGTTTCCCAGTTGTGAATGTAAGTTCCAGTTGCTGTCATTTCTCTGGCACTAGGAACGAAAGACGAATAGGTGTTGAGCATCGTGTAGGTCAGCCCTTTTTCGTTTAGCCATTTAGTCGTCTCGACTAACGACATCACATAGTCAGCGTGAAACTGTCTACCTGGTGTAGCAATCACTACGTTGTAGTGTGGCTTACTGTTCATCTTTTTTCTCCGTCTCTGGCTCTAGTTCTATGTAGTCGCGCAACTTGTATTCCCAACGAATCTTAGGGGACAGGCTTTGCTCTTTGTTGCGCTTTCGCTTTTCGGTATTCCAAGCAAGTCCATTACTCAAACTAGCCTCTACCCAGTTGTCTGCTTTGTAGATAGTTCCTTGGTGAACTTCAGTGTCTTGATACGAAACCAGCATAGCGATACTTGGCTTGTTGGCGACTATCCATCGACGCATAAATCTCAGCATATGTGTTGCTGTGTTTCTAGGACACCCATCACTGATAGCCATTCGTCTCAACTCAAGCATTTGCTTTCCATACTTGAATCGATTCTGAGCAACAGGACTCGACCAAATACCAACAGCAACATAACCTTCACCGTTTGGTCCTATCTCAGTTCCGCGCGGTTTTGCTCCGAAACAAACATAGGCAGTGTTGCGAACAACATTTGACCAATGGATGTATGGCAATCTACTGTGCCACTTGTCGTTTAGTTCGCAGGCTAACTTCGCCTTGATAACTTCATACTCAAGTTCTTTAGGGCTATCCATTTGTGCGACAGCCTCGACACAAGAACTTGTCGTAGCCAGTATGTGCGTTGCTAATGATTCCGTCCACAGTTACAGGAACTGGAACAACGGGACCTTCAGTTCCACACTTGTCGCACTTCATCTCAATCAGCCACTCAACAGTTGCGCCGATTTCCATAGCACCAGCAATTCCTTGCGTCAGTGCGTGAAGTCCACCTGAACCTTGTGTCTTTCGATTGAAAGTTCTTGCGTTAGATGTTTCCAACACTGGTCTAGGGTTTCGACACTTACAAGAGTTCTTCTGAGCATTACAGGTATAGAACCCTCTAGCAGCGATAAACGAGTGGTAGTTGATTGAGTGTCCGCAAATACAAATGCGTCTGTCTCGACCACCTTGTTTGTTTAGTTCGGACAGAGTTTCTTTGGCTTCGTTCTCGTCAATGTCCAAAAATTCGAATGGATTAGTCATAGAAAAATCCTACACCTAAAAACAAGCAATCAATACTAATAACAAGCAAAACAAGTAAAAAAGGCTATTTAGTAAATCAACCGTGTTTTACGGAGCATGCACACGCACGCGCATGCGCGTAATGAAAACTCGATTGATTTACTTTATTACTTGTTTTACTTGTAGATACTATTTAGAAAAGTGATTTATTTTTTACTTTTTCTGCTAGTTAGGGGAAACTACCCCTTTTTCCCTACTATCCAAATTTCTTATTTATTTTTCACTTTTCTCGATAGTATCCTTTTTTGTCTTCTTTTTAGATTCTTACCGACGTCGAAAGATACTATCCAAAAATAACATTTTAACCCCCCCACCCCCGCCTCCAAATCGTCCCCCCGAAACTAAAAGTGATACATTAAATCTAACCGTCCGACCAAACGTTTATACTATTTTCATGGAGTCCTTTGATGATTACGACCAGCAGGTTCGAGACAACTTGCGTCGCATCAGACTGTGTTCTCAAGTTGTTGACCAAGTTCATCGAGAACTATTAGACCCATTCCATCCAGAGCGTCGCGCGGACTTGCTACTAGAAGCAGAAGAACTTGCTAGCGTTTCGTTTGAGTTATTAGCCAATGTTCGCGAGATTGTTTGGCACGAAAACCTAAAGCCAGCGCCAGAAGATAGTTAGCGCCAAAGTAAGGTAAAATTATACAGGGAGAGACAGTCCAACCTATCTAAAACTAATAGGATGTCTCGTTGAGTAAGCGCTTCATAAGAAAGACAAAAGCACCGCAGATTTTTACTACGGTGCTCTTATTTGCCTGCCCTATTGCTATAGCAGAACAGGCACAGGCTCAGACTTTGAAGCCTACTTCTTTCGGTCTTTTACGACCTTACGACCAGCAATCACAACAGCCACTCCAAACAGGAATAGCCAGCCAAAGCCGACTCCCATTAGGAACGAACCCCAGTCAATTTTTAGAACGATTTCCATTTCTTTCTCCTTTGTCCTCGATAAAGACTCTAACACCTGAAGAATACCAGCAACAGGTCCAAGAAGCAACTGTAGCACTAGATAAGGCTAAAACAGCCCTACAAAGGGCTATTTCTACCCAGTCTAGTGCCCAAAAAGCCCTAGAAACCGCCCAAAACGCCCTAGATAGAGCCGAAACAGCCCTAGAACAGGCAAATTCAGCCCAAAGCGAACAAGATACCAGTCTTAGCGAGGCAGAAACAGCCAAAAACCTAGCCCAAGACGCCTACGACGAAGCATTAGAAGCCTTCGTCAATGCTGACGACCTTTTGACGACTAAGACCAGCGAGACCGCTACCGCCCTAGCCAACCTAACGTCCGCCCAAAACTCCCTAACCAGCCAATCGTCAAATTTGACGACATCAAATACTTCACTAACATCTGCTCAATCTTCTTTATCGACAGCGCAATCAAATCAACAACAGGCTCAGGCTCTTTACAACTCTGCCGTTACTGCTTACAACCAAGCAAAGGCTTTAGCCAACCAACCAGCGCCTAATTATAGAACAGATGTAATTCCTAACTTGCTTTTCAACTCAGACTTCTCGCGGGGTAATGAAGGTTGGAGTGGTGTCTCGATAGGCTGGCAAAACTCACAGCCGGGATACTTCAATGGGAACATTGCCTTCTCATATATGAACCAAACTGTCACCCAAGGTCTTTACTCGGGTCCATTCAACAACTCAACCCTCACTCTTTCTGCCGAGTGGTTCAACGATGACTCCAACAGGAACATCACCGACTCTTACAGCATGACTGTTTCCGCCAGAGACATCAACCAGAACCCAGTCGGTTCGGCTACGTTCACATCCGACAACACCAGACACGACTGGGAAACTAAGTCAGTCACCCTAGTTGCTACAGGTCCAGTCTCATACATCACGGTTTCATTCTCTGGAATCGACAACGGATATTGGCTTGGCAACTATGGACCCCGACTAAGAAACCCACAACTACAGGTAAGTTCCCAAACTCCAATACAAGCACCACCATCAGTAAACCAAACAGCCACAATGAGCGTAGACATAACTGAAGGCGGAGAGTCTACATACACTGCCCCTGACGGTGGCATCTTTATCTCAAGCAACCTACGCTACGAGGCTATTGACGACCCAACTTGCGGAGCAGATGTTACCCCTTCTAATCTAGGCTCTAACACCATCACCCTTGCTGCCGACAACGGCGTTTGGGGCGACCCTTGCGGTGGTTCGTATAAGCGTCTAGTTGGAACACTGACTTACACAGCCCAAGTAGAACCAAACGCTTCTTATGCTTTAGCAGTATCTCAGGCTCTTACAGCACTGAACAGCGCAAACACTGCCGTCACCACCGCCCAGCAAAATATAATAAATCTACAATCACAGATAACAACTATCACTACTGACGTTTCTGAAGCCCAAGCAGAGTTAGTTATCGCGCAGAACGCTTATGCTACAGCGCAACAAGAAGAAGCGTCAGCACTCGCAGAAAAAGAAACCGCGAGCGCGAATAAAGACTCAGCCAGTGCTTCACTAAGTTCCGCAACATCAGCATACGAAGCAGAGTTGGCGAAGCAGTCAACAATAACTGACGAGCAGTCCGACGCGGAGAGTGCTAAATCTATAGCAGAAGACGCTTATGCTACAGCGCAGTCATCTCTCGACGAAGCAAACGAATCTGTCGAAACAGCAGAGCAAGAAGTCGAATCTGCCCAAGAAGATTTGGACTCAATCCCTGAGCCAGAGCCAGAAGAGCCAGAAGCGCCAGAGATTCCTGAAGGCGACCCTAGAGAACTAAGCGAAGAACAAGTCGAAGAACTTGTTGCCGAAGCAGAGGCAGTCCTTGAGTCAGCGGAGCAAGGCTCACCAGCATACGAGCAAGCACTAGAAGCACTAGCAGTTGCTGCTCAGGCAGACGACCCTCAGGTTCCAACAGAGTTGCTAGCAATACCACTCTTGGGTGAGACAGCAGCAGCAGTTCTAGAAGCATTCAACGACTTAGGAAACGTTGGTGCTGACATGGCACCAGCAGTTCGTGAAGAAGCAGAAAAGACAATCATTGCTTCTGTTATCGCAACTGGAGCAGCCGTCCAAGCAGTACAAGCATCAGTAGCATCAGCAGCCAGCGCAGCCGCAGCAAGTGCTGTAAGTTCTGGTGGCGCAACTGGAGCATCAGGCTCGCCAAGAAAAATCAAATAAGAAAAGGAATAAAAACTAATGAAGAAAATCCTTAGCGACCTAATCGGTCAAGTATGGACTTTGCTAGGTATGTTCGTGGCGTGGGTAGTTCTCGAGGGGTCTGCAAAGACCATCGTGGGTTACTGCATCATCGGAACCCTAGCAGTGTGGGTGGCGACCTATCCGCTAAGAAATCCAGCCGAACCAAAAGACGGCGACGGAGACGGCTACGTTTTCGACGGAACACCTAAACAACGTAAGGCCAACAAAAAGGAAAAGTAACCTGAATGCCAAAGACCACCGAACAACTATGGGTAGAAGCACATTACGAGTTAGGAAAGTTGGAGGCTTTACAGGGGAGAAAACTTTGTTGGTATAGAAAAATAAAATTCGTTATGAACTATATCGAGGAGAGAGAAACAAAATGAAGACAGTAAAGCAGATAATTAGATACTTCAGACTTATGAATGAGCCTGATAAGAAAGAACTAGCGGAGATGGCGTATAACTCTGCCAAAGAGTATTATAGAACCCGACCACATACTCGCTTAGAGTTTCAGACTTATCAGCGTTCTTATATGGGCGCTTATCGCAGACAGCACGCTAAGAAGCAAATAGCCAGTCTAGAAAAAGCATAAACTTAAATAACCCAATATATAAGGATTACTATGTCAAAGGCACAATACCCTATCGACGGGAAACTAGGCAAAGACTTCAAGGTCACCAGCCTAATGGGTATGCGTATCCACCCTGTCCAAAAGACCAAGAAGCATCACAACGGAACCGACATCTGGTCGAAGCACGAACCTTGCTGGATTGAAGCGCCATACGATGGCACCGTTCTAGACGCTAAGAAGTCAACCGCGCCAGGTGGCGGATTTGGAAACTTTGTTATCTTGCTACACAAGATTGACGGAAAGTTTTACACCACCCTTTACGCTCACTTACAAGACGGAACTCTAAAGGTCAAAAAGGGTCAGAAAGTAACAGCAGGTTCGCCACTCGGCAAGATGGGCACAACTGGTATGTCAACTGGCAAGCACCTACATTGGGAACTACGTCTAGGTAAGTCTCACGTTTGGGACGCGATGGGCAAGAACTACATTGAGCCAATCGCATTCTTCAAGGCTTTGATTGCTAAGGAAGCAGCCATCGCGACCGCAGGCGTTGTCGCAACTGATGACGACCCAGTAGCAGAAGCACCAGAGCACAACGAAGACCAAGCAGCAAAGGTCGAGGCAGCACGTGTCGCAGCAAAGGTTGCACCAGCAGTTGCTAAGCCAGTCGTTGAAGCCACCCCAATCAAAGCAACAGTGCCACCAGTTGTAGTCCCTACAACCAAGCCAGCACTAAAGGGTGAACTCAAGAAGGGCTCTAAAGGTCCAACTGTTTCTTACTTACAAAAGGCTTTAGGTCTAACCCCCACCGGAGTATTCGACCAAGCACTTCACGTCGCCGTTATCGGTCTACAGAAGAAGCACGCTGACATTACATTGGACGACGGAATTGTTGGTCCACTCACTTGGAGCAAAGTAAAATAATGGGCGAGAATCTGGTTCCTGAAGAAAAAGAATTAGCCGAAGCGCTAATTACTATTGCCGACAAGTACGGCAAGTTTAACGAAGACCAGACAGGCATCTGGGCTGACTATCACGAACCAGAAGACAACCCCTACGCCGAGATGGGCGTCAAGTGTGGCAACTGCGTTCTATATCGTGGAGGTCAAGAGTGCGCGATTATTGCGTATGCTGTCCACCCAGAAGGCTATTGCCGTTTTGCAGTTCTACCAGAAGGGGCTGTTGACCCAAGCAAGTCGCCAGAAGGAAAAAGCGCTGGAGAGCACAAAGTTCTAGTAACCGTTGGCTCAAAGCCAGAATCCAATCAAGACCCACTTATGCCTAAGCCAATAGCAATCAGTCCAGAAGACATGGAGTTCTCTAACAAGAGCCCCTGCTGGGACGGCTACAAGCAAGTTGGTATGAAGAAGAAAGATGGAAAGATGGTTCCCAACTGCGTACCAGACAATGAAGCGTCTGTAACTGCTACTGCTGGCTCTAAACCAGCACCTAAGAAAGACCAAATAAAGGGCTCAGACAGGAACAAAAAAGGCTCTGCTTCAGACGGTAAAGGCGTAACTTTCACAGCAGCCATCACTAAGGCTTTAGAAAAGAAAGTCACTGACCACAACGCTAAAGCAAAGAATGGTCGCAAGGTCACTCTTGCTAAGTTGAAGGCTGTCTATCGTCGTGGCGCAGGTGCTTTCTCTACCAGTCACCGCGCAGACCAGAACCGCAACTCTTGGGCAATGGCTCGCGTAAATGCTTTCCTAAAGTTGGTGCGCTCAGGTAAACCTAACAACCCTAAGTATGTCCAAGACAACGACCTTCTACCTAAACTTCACCCTAGGCACTCAGAAGCATCTAATATTTCTCCCTTACTGGCGTCGATGGTTTTCGCTCTAGACGACAACGAATGTCCACCTGCTACTCAGGATATTGTTCTCAACATCGAGAACAGACAAAACGCTATCGACAACGTTGGATACGGTCCACTAAATCCTGACGAACCAAACACCGAGTTCTGGCAGGAAAAGGCTGACCGTTGGGACACTACCCCAGTCGAGGCAAGCAAGAGCATCTGCGGAAACTGCGTGTTCTTTGTTCGCACTCCAGAAATGCTCGACTGCATCTCTAAGGGAATCGAGCAGGGCGAATCAGGCGAGAAGAACGCTTGGGATGCTATCGACCAAGCAGAGTTGGGTTTCTGCGAAGCGTTGGACTTCAAGTGCGCCGCGTCAAGAACTTGTAATGCTTGGGCTGCTGGCGGACCAATCGTCTAATCAACGTCTCCAATAATTAAATAGAAAAACCCCCCGCACCAGAAAGGACTTAAGAATGCGGGGGGTTCCTCATTGAAAGGAGATGAAACATGAAACAAAACAACGGTAGCAAATTCAATCAAAAAATGCCGTTGCCTAGATAGATTAGCACCGACCAGCGCATTACGCAAACTATTTTGGAGATTTTCCTAAAAGAAATTCGACCAATTTTGGATTGTCTTGCATAATCATTAGCAGGGGTTCTTCCCAAATGCCAATGAAATAATGTTCCCAAGTATCGAACTCGTCTGTTTTCTTGGGCTTGACGCTGGTATCAAATACATAAACGCAAGCGTGCATAATTTCGTGTAGAAGCGTTTGACGCTTCTTACTTTCTGATAAACCTTTGTCGATTACTATAAGAGTTTTTGCTTCTAAGGTGTAGCCCAAGGTGGAGTCATTTAGCATCCCATCTTCTTCTTTTAGTCTTTCAACTACGTCGAATAGATGAGTGCCAATTTTCACACTTTTAGGGCAGTTCACGGCAGAGCACTCCAACTTTGACCCAGAGACTTTCTAGGTCTCTATCATTATAGATTCTCTGGTCGAAGTCGTATTTATTCAAAGCGTGCTCAGAAGCGTGGTCATTGGCTGGTCCGTACCCTTCCCGCTCTACACGCCATATCTGACCGCCTAGTCTTCGTATAGCGTCAGCCTCGTTGGGGTAACGGACGTCGGAGAAAACGACTTTAGAACCGTCTGGAACATGCTTTACAGCGTAGTCAACCCAGAAGTCGTCCCCAAACATCTCCCTACCAACTTCGGTTCCGAAGCGTTGGAGCAGTGGTCTAATTTCGGTGCTGGCACTTTTTAGATAATCCCAGCCAAGATGCCCAATCGAAGAACTTAGAGCAGAGCGGGTTTCGTGTACGTCGATTACAGGGTTCAGAATAATTAGGGCATCTTTTATGGCTTGAGCAAAAGACGCTTTTTCATAGCCGTTATTCTCTATCAAGTATTCGGCAATCGAATCTTTACCAGACCTAGCCCAACCACTTATGCCTAATGCTCTTACGCGAGGCACAAGTTTGTTGTCCTTTAGAACATAAATTGGAATACCAATTGCGTTCGCAACTTGGACTTCTAGGGAAGCACCTTTTGATTTTTGCCAGCCAGGTAGAACACAAATAGCATCACACTCAAGTAAGTATGGCAAGTCGCGCTTCATATACCAGTTCCAACTATTGTTTGGTCTTTCTGGCTCACCAGCGGACTCTAACGCTAACTCTAAGGTTGGTCCGTCATTGTGCGCTGGATTGACTACTCGATAACCAAGTTTTAGTAGCGACTCTTCTAACTTGAAGAAAGCAGGAAAGTTCCACTGGTCATAACCAGTCATTGGTCCAGCGATGTAAATCTTCAATTGTTTTCCTTACTTGATTGAGCAGTCAATACAAACGTGCCAAAGAACACTCTTGTTGGCTTGTTCTTTATTTGGAGTTCTAACGCTTAGATAGAAATCTCCAATTGTGGCAGCCTTATCAAAGTCGAACGAGCGTTCGCATACGCCACAGGAAAACACTTCCCTAGAAATCAAAGGCGATAGAGACTCAATAGCGTAAGCAACGCCATTCCAATTCGCCATTCTTTCTTCCGCCAAACCAGCGCCACTTGCTTCACTGTATCCATCAGTCCAAGCATTAGATTCATTTTCGGTGGCTAATCTAACTTCTAAAATCATTAGGCCATATCTATCAATAGACAGGATTTCCTGCTCATTGTTAGCCCACTCCCACTCCACCCAACGGTCGGCGTCTTCGTCAATAACTTCTACGAAGTAAAGTTTGCGCGAACCGTCTAAGCGGAATTCTTTCATCTATTTTTCACCTTTGATGCGAGCAATAAGATACTCGCGCCATCCGCCCTTAGTGCCTTCAATCGGGTCTAGGGAGTCCTTCAATTCTTCCTTGAGAATAGCGATAATGCGCTCACGCTCAGCAGCCTTAGCAATCTCAATGAACTCATTTATTGCCTGAGTATCCTGCTTAGAAAAGGTTGAATCTAGAACTAGCATATTGCTTTCTACGTTAATCACTTGTTCTCTTCCTTGATACGGTCAATAGAACGTTCTGTGCTGCTGTCTGAACCAATGTATTCATCTTGAGTGACCTGCTGGTTGTGGCTCACAGTTCCAATCCTCATAGTCATCTCGGCGTAGGTCATAGGTCGCCAAAGTTTTTTCCACCAACGAATAAATCTCACTTGTTCTCTCCCTTGATAAGAGCATCAATTTCAATCTGCTGTTGCTCAATTAATCTTTGAAACGCAACCATTTCAGGAGTTAGTTTCAATCCCATACGCTCATAGGCTGATAGCCATAGCATCGTGCGAAATCGTTCCATTAGCCAAGTTTGATATGCTGCATGTGTTGCGTTGCTCACTTGTTCTCTCCCTTGATAAAAGCAATCAGCGACTGTGAGTTGAAGTGGTCACGGTAGATGTTTTCACCAGGTTCTATCTCAATAGCAGAACGGTTCTCTTCAATCCACTTGACAATACGTTCACGCTCATTCAACTCACCTAAGCACACAGGACAGACGTCGTCGTCCACATTGGTAAAGTCCCAGCCGTGCACATCACAGACATAGTAGGTGTGATACTCAGTCACTACTTCACGTCTACGTTCAGTCATTTACTTCTCTTCTTTGATGCCTTTGATTATTTGCTTTATTATCGCTGCTTCGATGTAGATAGGACCGTCTGGCAAAGTCATTTCTGCCAATCTGTTTTCTAGCATTTTCACAATACGTTCACGCTCTTCATCTACGCCTTGCTTGTAGGCTTCGATGGGAAACACATACTTCTCGCCCATTTACTTAGTAACCAGACGTCGCTTGATTGCGTCAAAAATCTTCGGGCGCTTTTTATTTGCCTTACCGTTTTTACGGTCAGAGTTGTCGCCTGTTTTCTTGGGGGCGGGTGCTCCGCCTTTACCTTTCGCCATTTTCTACCTTTCTGTATACGGACAAGTATTGCTTACAAACTTCTTTTTCGCAGGTTTCTTCATCACACAATGCTGGTCTCATAAGGTCCAATATCCTGTGGCGTTCATCTATTACACCTAATTCATACCCGAACGTCGACGAACTGTCAATTGCTTCAGACACAGCGTTCTGTAAATCTTCTCTGGCTTTCATTGCCACTCGAACTGCCGTTCCCACCCTATCTACGACTATCTCGTCTCGCTCTTCAAAAGCAACCTTACTGACGTCGAAGTCCTCGAACTCAAAGTCAAAATCTGGAATTGCCATTATGGGGCTACCCGTCCGTTCTTGTTGAATGTTGCGTAAGTTACAGGCATCTTTTCCGCGAAGACTTCTTCCATTAGTTCTGCCACCATCTCAATTTCTCTTTGCGGATAAGACGGGAAAGTAGTGCCTTCGCGGGTAGTGCGTAGCGATAGGAAGTTCATTAGCGAGCGAGCGTTCATAGTTACGAACATCGACGAGTAAGTATTTACAGGTAGCACCGCGCGAGCAACTTCGCGGGCTACGCCCTCGGAGATGATGTCTTGGTAGTAGTTGTAAGACTGAACGCTACTCTCTTTGATACAGGCAAAAGTAGTTTTGTATTGCTCGTCGCTACCAGCAACAAACTCATAAGCGCCAGTCTTTCCGATTTGGATTAGTTTGCGCTCTGGGTCTGGAATGTAGAACGTAGGAAGCAACTCCTTGTATCGACCTGACTCTTCGTTGTAAGAAGCCATACGATGACGTTGAAACTCTCGAAACACAAAGATAGGCGCTTCTACATAGAACGTAAAAGCGTTGTGCTCAAACGGAGAACCGTGCCTGTCGCGCATCAAGTAATTGATTAGTCCAGCGTCTTTCTCTGGATTAGCGTATTTAGCACCAGTAGAAACGCGAGCAGCCATAACAACAGCGTCGTCACTAGCCATCGACTGAACTAACTTGACAGTCATATCGCTTCTAAACTTGATGCTTGTCATCGTTAGATTCCTTTTCTCTGCTCGATTGCGTGTTCGAGTCTACCTTGAATAATTGGTAGATACTCGTCAGTCATTTCGATGCCAATGAATCTGTGACCCTCAAGAATCGTAGCCTTACCAGTAGAACCAGAACCACAAAACGGGTCTAGAACAATCGAACCTTCAGGCGCGACCATCTTTACTAACTGTCTCATTAGGGACGTCGGCTTCACGGTTGGGTGGAAGTTGCTCTGTGGCTTAGTGGTGAACTTGTCTTCGACAGACCCAGGCGCATTACCAGCAGATTCTTCATTCTTGCCGTTGAAGACCTTGCCCTTTTCGTCTAAGCCACCTAGACCTTCGTTGCGGTCAGTTTTGTTTGCCTTAGCAACGTAGAAGAATCGCGAAGCCCCACCAGTGTCGCCCATCTGTCGCGCACCACCAACGGTCTCTTGACCAGAAGCAAACGAAGTATTTACTGCTTGACCACGCTTAGCAGGATAAGCCCCACCTGGACGAATACCACTTTGCTCGTCTAGTTCCTTTACAGGACAGCCTTCTACGCACTCATAAATAGGGACGTCGACGGTTTTAGATTCGCTCTCGTAATCAGGGCGTTCTTTCTGACCGAAGCCAGACCACTCTTCAGTTTTGTTTATGGCATAAGAGTCTTGGACTACGCCAACTTCTACGCACTCGTCTGCGTGGCTAAACATTACATTTGATGGAAAGCGACCAGTTACGGTTTTCTCGTAAGTCTTTCCGCTCGGCTGCCAGCCGTCGTCCATAAAGTTCGCGCCGAAGCCGTTCTCAGTAATCTTGTCTGTGCGCTCTTCAGTTCCAATGCGAGTGGCGTCGATATTGATGCCACCAGTTCCCCACTTCAAAACATTATTAGCAACAGTTCCTTCAAGGGGTTTACGGGCAACAATTACTGGTTCGTGTGCAGGTTTCAACGCTGTTCCCCAACCATTCCACTTCTTAGCCTCATCAGTACTAGGGATAGTTATTTCTACTTCAACTGCTTTGCTTGCTCCAATTGTGTGTCTCCCCCCCTCATCTTTATTAGCAATACCAGATAATTTAGTACCAACCACTGTTCTTTCGGCTTCTTCAATGCTTTCAAAAGGTAAGTCAAAATGTTTGCAAATTAGGCTAAATTGTTCCGCAGTAGGTAAGTTTAGACCTAATTCCCAGTTTGCAACACATCCTGTTAAGTTACCTGTCTTACTTGGAAAAAGTGTGGCCACTTCTTTTTGACTAACATTGTTCTCTTCTCTCCATTTCTTAAGCCATGAACCAAACCAGGCTATCTCTTTCCCACCACGCTTGTCTATTGCCTTACTGATGTCTAGCGACTTAGGAAAGCCCTGACCATAAATCCAAGAGATGCTATCTCTAATTTCAAAGCCAGCCATTCTTACGCTAAGCCCCATAAGGTCTTGCGTGCGTGTGCCAGCAAATACCAAGATGTGTCCACCCGGCTTTAGCACTCTAAAACATTCATCCCACACAGCAGGGGGTGGAACGAAAGCATCCCACTGCTTTCCCATAAAACCTTTACCAGCAGGTATGTGTGCTCGGTCTCCGTCCATCCACATCTTGAGCGCGTCAATGATGTAGTTAGGGTCAGAGTTCCCCAGACCATAAGGCGGGTCAGTGACAATCGCGTCTACGTAATTGTCTGGAATGTTTTTTAGTTCATCTAGACAGTTGCCGTGGTAGACAACTGCCTGCTCTGTCTTCATGTATTTAGGCATAGGTTTATTCTATAGCCCCCGCGGCAAGAATCGAACTTGCGACTTAGACATTAGAAGGGTCTCACTCTATCCACTGAGTTACGCGGGGTTGGTCCTCCAAGTCAGACTCGAACTGACACTGAGCCGATTTTAAGTCGGGTCCCTCTGCCATTGGGGTACTGGAGGCTTCTCTTTCTTTCTTTGCTTGATAGAACTTACGTTTCTCTTCGACAATTTTTCTTTGCTTTGCTTGTGCAATAAGACGGTCAATATCTTTGTCTGTGAAATTACTCATTGTTTTCTTCCGCTAACCCCAGCATTTCGTCAAGGTTCTCGAAGCCTTCGTCTTCGATTCCTAGTCCTGCCAGTAGTAGTTCAAACGTCTCATTGATAAAGTTCTCGGCAGGCGGAGTGTTCTCAACAATTCCTTCGCTTATTGCGTAAGCCAAGGGCAACCCTAAGTCGTTGTATTGTATAAATTCAGTGAACTCGTCATCTGCTTTGTAGTTTAGCCACAAGTCGCTAAGTATTTCGCATCGGGCTTCAAATGAAGTGGGCATTTCTTCCTTTCTTTTCCGTCGGGTGTGTGGGACTTGAACCCACGACCAATCGATTATGAGTCGAACGCGCTAACCTGCTGCGCCAACACCCGTAGTTTGTTACTTTACTTTCGGGTCTTTTAGTCTTCGTTCTTTATAGCATCTAGGACATACGCTGCTAGTAAACCTAATCCTATGCCTGCGACACGGATAACCTACATTACTCATAACCCAATCTTCCTTAGAACGTCGACGACTGGAACCAGTCTACCAATACTGGCGTTTGTATTTAGAGTTGCGATTGGTTGATGCACTACACGATAGTCATTTTCCCTAAGTAGTTCCTTTAGGGATTCAGTTTTTATCATCACAAAGCCGTTTTTGTTCGGTCCAGCAAAGCACCAATACTCAGCCTGTGTGACATTGATGCCAGATGGCTTCTTATCTATTGCGTTAGGTTGCTTGTATTGCCAAGTTTCAATATAGAAGTTCCCCGTCTCCCAAGCACGATAATCAGTTTTGACCTCAAACTTGTTCCCAGCCAAGTCAGCCAGAAAGGTATTTAGTAAGTCTTCGCCTACCTTGCCACGCTCTAAGTCAGTATCGAAGTGCGGTTGGTATCCATCCACCATTGTCATTACCTTTCTGTCGCTCCCCGACCTAGACTCGAACTAAGACTAACGGCTCCAAAGGCCGCTGTGCTGCCATTACACCATCAGGGATTCGTGTCTATCTTACCTTCTGGACGTCGACGATGTAGGATGTCTCTATGTTTACAGTTCAAATGACAAAAGATGAAATCCGACGATGCGCGAATATGGCGACTGAACTTTGGATTGAGAAGTTCGGTAGCGAAGACCGCCCCAACTATGCCGAAGGCAAGAAGAACGGCTCCCTACAGCACGACCTAGTTTCTAACACCAGAACCATCGCCGCTGAGATGGCTGTTGCCAAAGCGACAAAT